TAGGTTCATATATAGGTGCCTCAACCTTTTTAGTATATTTATCTTCATCTATTTCTGTATCTGAATTATCTAATTCAAAACCAGGTATATCTAAACCCCATTCAGTTAATTCATCTACATCCCAATTATTTGCAAGGTCATCCCAATCCCATTCGCCATAGCCTACGTTGTCTTTAACTATAAATTCCTTTTGCTGCTGCTCGGTTAATTCACTTGCCTTAATGATTGGTATCTCTTTAAGTCCTGCTTCCTTACAAGCCTTTAATCTCATATTGCCACCAAGCACAACCATATCATCATTTACAACAATAGGTCTAAGTTTTAGCATTTGTGGGAACTCGTTAATTGACTTTACGAGCTTTGCAAACTTATCGTCTTTGATTATCCTTGGGTTGTTAGGGTTTGCTTTTACTGTGTTAATTGGTACGTTTTGTATCATACTATGCCGTTTATTATATCGTTTGCTTCGTCTATTGCATTTTGTTGTTCAATAAAAGTGTCAACGTCTGCTATGTGCTTATTGATTAAAGTTTCTGCCATCGCATAGGTGTAGTTACCGATTGTGGTCATATCGTCTCCATTTTTACCTGTCTTACATACAGCAAGGAAGTAAGCTTTGTTTGTTAATAAATACCATATAGCCCATAACTTTCTCATCTGCCTTGACCTCTATAAGCTTTTTCTCTTGGCGTATGCTTATTAAAGGACTTCTTTGCAGACCCTCTTTTGCGTTTGCCAAAGCTAACTTTGTTATTGTTCTCTTTAATCTTTGCCATAATTCTTTGCGTGTATGTCTTTTAGGAACTCTTTATATTGTTTTTTGTCTCCGTATTCTATGTGGCACTTCCTACACAATCCCATTAGGTTTTCAATCGTGTCTTTGTCTTTGCTGCCACCCATTCCCCTCGCCTCAATATGATGTATGTCTACCGCTTGTGAGCCACACACTTCGCAAGGAATGAAGTCCGTTTTTTTATACCCCATTCCCTGCAAATATATTTGTGTGTGTTTCTGCATACTTTCCCCATTAAATTTTCCGTTGATTAATAATTAAAAAATTTAAGTATGCAAATTATTTTCCGTCTATTTCTTTTAGTTTATTAATTGCCCATTCAACCCCACTTGTACCGCCCCAAGCATCCCACATCAAACCGCCACAACCTTCACTATAAGGTACGTCTTTATGTTGTTGGTGTCTTTTAAAGGAAGCCATACGGGCAATCGTATCTCTACTAATCGGCTCACGATTTGCTAACTGCCTTGCTCTTGCTTTGCCAGTCGCTTCTCCGCAAGAACCCCAACCATTTTTATCTGCCCATTCTATTGCCCTCTTTGCGTTATTAGTTGCACTTTCGGGATAGTCGGTATAGCTTTCGGCAAACTTGCCACCTGCAAGAATAGCCTTCCAAACTTTGTTAGCTTTCTCTATGGTATCGTAAACGCAACCGCCTGAGCCTATTCTATATTTCCCGTTTGAGCATTTTATTACTGGCATAGTTTACTATAAATATACTTTCGGTCTAAATTTATCTCGTCAAAGTTATACTTCTTTTGGCAGAACTCAAATAGCTTTTGTCCGCTTTCCTTTCTCATATCCGCGTCGCTTACTAAATCTTTAATATGTTTATACCAATCCTTTTGGCTTTTAACGTAATGCACGGGCATATCTAAATAAGGATTGACGTGGCTAACAATGGCAGGGTTCTTTTTAGCAGCCGTTTCTAATACCTTTAAATTTGACTTCATAGCGTTGAACTTGTTATCTACAAGTGGGATAACTGAAATATCGCTATCCGTATAAGCCCCCATATATTCCGTAACTTTTGCATAATTGTAAATCGTAGGGTTAAGCTTTAGTCCGCAAGTAAAGGCATCAATCATTTTATCCCATATAGGTTTCTCCCCGTCATTGTAACCTGCAATAACAGTTCTTATATTCATACCTTGTAGCCTTTTGAACGGCTGCCTTAGTATTTCTAAATCTCTTTCGTGTGTTCCGCTACCGCTCCAGAACAATCTTACTTTGTAATCTTCGGTCTTGTTATCCTGGAACTGCTCTTGCCCGTAAGGTAATGCGTTTGGTAAGATGTGAACTTTTTTATTGTATTGGCTTATCTCACTTGCTAACCTTTCGTGTGTGCAGGTGCAAAGGTCTGCAATCTCTAAGTAATCGGTAATCTGTTTACCTATGTTATTGTATTTGTATCGGTAATATAAAAGATGTGTTTCGCTAAGTTCCCAGTAATCGTCATTATCGACTACCAACTTAAAGCCATACTTAGTGCGCCAAGTGTCCATTTTCTTTGCATCAATCTCGTTAAGCATTCTATTCATTAACACAATATCCCAACCTTGTTCAAGTAGTTCGTCATTCAATACATCGGTAATAAGTGCGTACTCTTTTTCTATATAAACAATAGGCATCATTATTCGGTGCAGTCCTACACCCGAATTGGCTGAAGTTATACAAAGTATTTTCATAAGTTTATATAATATGTTTTATTCCCATTTGTATAAGCAGATACATTGTTGCTATGCAAACTCCAGGTCTTTTGTACTAATTCATTTTTATTGTAACCATAAGCATCAATGCTATTTTGCTCAATATGATTAGCGGTATATTCTTTAATAAATTTCGTATGCAAACCTGCTGCCCTGCATCTCGTACAATAATCTAAATCTATTGCTCCGTATGGGTCAAGTTCTTGATTGAATGCACCAACTCTTTTTATAGTTTCTTTTGTTATAGTAAAGTTGCCAATTAAATCAGCCGTGTCATTACCTGTACTATGTAAAGGAATAGAACAAATACCAATAGTTTTGTCTTGTAAAAATTCATTTCTTATTTGCAACCAATTATCAGGTTCTAATATATCGTTACCCATAATAGTTACATAATCTATATTATCAAAGTTTAAATTCCTTAATCCTTTATTAGTTGCAAATGCTATACCTTCTTCATTAATGATAGTTACTATATCAATATGCTTACCTGCATTTTTGATATTCTCAAACAATGTATTGATGTTCCTATCTTTATAGTTTAAGTATACTATTGCATTCATTATCTTATGTTTGAGCCGATTTCTCGTGCAGGAACTCCTGCGTATTTAGTATTTGGCTTTGCATCTCCTTTAACAAAAGCACTTGCACCTATCATACAATTTTCTCCTACGTTTGCAAACTGATGCAGAACTGCGTTAAGTCCTATGTTAGCACCTTTGTCAATAATTGAATGCCCACCTATTTTTGCTCCGCAGCTTATTGTTACATTATCTAAGATTGTGCAATCGTGTCCAATGTGTGCGTGTTTCATAATGAAACAATTATTACCAATAAAGGTATCAATCTCCGTTCCTGCATCTATTGTTACAAGTCCTGTAATAACATTGTTATCGCCAATGTAAACTTTGCCTTTTTCTTTTTGCCAAAACTTCTTATGTTCGGCAGGGTCTCCAATAATACAATAAGCACCAATGTAGTTTCCGTCTCCGATAATTACGTTATCGCCAATTATAGCGGTAGGGTGGATAAAGTTAGCCATTCTTTTTTTTATTTTTAGGTTTAGGTTGCTCTTCGTACCAAGTGTATAAACGTTTAATCATATCGAAGATACAATTACCACACCATACTGTTAAGATAAAATCTGCACTCATATACTTGCGATAAATATGCTCGTACATTTTTAAGATGTCTAAATCGATATTACGCACATACCCATTTTGTACTGTATGCCAATTACCAACGTGTTCGTCTAAAAAGTTGCGGTGTTCTATTTCCATAAGTTCCACATTATTTTTGAAAGTAAAGGTGCTAACACTCCTGGTATAAATACAAACGAAATTATGTCGGTACATATTGTAGGCAGTAAATATAAAGCCAAACCGCTCCAAGCTGCTAAACAACTCGTGCAACTAAAAGGCTTAAAATCTAATTTCCACTTCCTATGGAATTGGTGTATCTCTACAAAGAAAATTGCAAAGCATATCGCTGCTATAATTATCATTTGCGTAATTGTTTTTTAAGTTCTCGTTTAGTTAGTTTTAATTCCCTATGTATTGACATATACGGAATACCAGTTACCCTGCTTAGTTCTTTAGCGTTGCAGTTGTGCTTAATTGCATAAACTCGTAATAGTTCCGCTTTGTACCAGTGCATCTTGGATAACTCATCTTCTACCTTGTTAAGTAAATCTTCGTCTCTATCGTGAACAATTAACTCTACTTCTAAAGGTTTGCGGTATGTCCTATAAAATTGGCTTGTATTACTTTGCATCATATTAATCATAGTTCTAACCAAGTAGAACTTTAATACGTTGCGTGTACGCATATCAATTAAACGCTCTTCTTCCATTTCACATAACACCTTAAATAGTTCGCTTTTTAAATCGTCTCGTAAATCTTCAGGCTGCATTTTATCTATTGCTTCCTTTAGTTCTCGACTCTCCCAAAGTTCTAATATGATGCTATTCTTGTTCATACTCTTTTAGGATTAGTTTGCCGTTCTCTTCGGTTGCTATGTAACAAAAACAATTTGCCGTCTTTGCTAAGTTTAAAAATGCTATTTGGTAAGTGCTAAGTTTATCTCCAATAGCTTTTGTTTCGCAATAAACCGCTACTCCTGTTTGTGTGTGAAAGCCTATAACATCTGGAACTCCTTTTAATCCTATGAATGTTCGACCCCTAACCGCAAGGTTATTGTTACGCCATACAAAACACCCGTTTTTATTTAGGGTTTTGATTGCTTCTTTGGTTAATTCGTTTGCGGTCATATTACAAAACTATATTAAGAAAATGAAACTTTACCATTTTTAATTTGCAAATCAAAAAATAATGATACTGCTACTGCTCTTGCTTGGTTCTTTAGCCATTGCTCAGTCCATTCGTCTCGGTACTGCTTTGCGCTTATGATGTCCATTTTATTAGCTTTGTAAGTAATAATCTCCATAAGTTTCTTTTTAGCAAGTGCGCCATCTTCTTTAGTCCATACCTTAATGCCTGAACTATTAAGCTTTGTAAATACGCTTAGTGGGTTAAACAACCTATCAAAAGTTCTATTCTCAAGCAGCTTATATTCTTGGTAACTATAATCAATTATCTCTAAATCGGTTAAGTGCGGTATTGCTTCAACTCGTTCTTGTGGCATCATTTTTCTTACTTCGTTTGCTTTTTTCTTGTACCTATCCATTACCTGACTAAAATATGCAGGACTGAAGTTCTGGTAATGGTCTATAAAGTCATTGGCTACCATTTGCTTAAACGCTACTTTAACCTCGTTTATTGTAAAGCCGCCATACTCGGTTCTTATCCAATCCTCTAAAATTGCTAATTTAACTTCGCCTGGGTTGTTAATACCTACAAGCTGCATTAAATAAACAAGGTTTTGTTTAAATATTGTAGTATTCAGATTGCGTACCCTCTCCCCCGAAAAGCTTTGCATAATCTCCTTCTCCATAGGAAGTAGAGTGGATATAGTTGTAGTTTCTAAGGTTGTCGAGTTCGTGCTTATTAAGTTTTGGCTTATTGTTTGTAGTTCCTTTTGCATATTGTTTAGTGTTAGTTATCCAATTATTTGCTGCGTGTGTCCAACTTTTCATAGGGTTTTTTCCTACTTTCCACCCATTGCTTGTATAGTAATTTACAAACTTTTCGGCTTCTAATTTAGCATTTTCTTTTCCAATCCTAATAGCCATATATTCGTAAACTTCTTCAAAAGTACATTTACTTTTATTTATATTTATATCTTCAT